TAAATTCGTCAAGTTCACAATGCCTGACCCGGACGATCCAGAAGATATTGACCGATCTATGTTTAAGGACGCCAAGCACCATCGAGCTTTAGCCAAGGTGCTAGAAGAAGTAGAAAAAGGGCATATTCCGAGGCTTATCGTCACGCTGCCTCCCCGGCACGGGAAAAGCGAGTTGATCTCGCGTCGCTTCATTGCGTGGCTGATGGGTAAAGACAGTTACCGCGACGTCATCTTCGCAACCTATAACGAGGACTTTGCTGCCGACTTTGGCGCAGATGTAAGGGCGATCCAATCCTCGACACAGTACAAGCAGGTATTTCCAGGGTTCGCCTTCCGAAAGGGCGGGGCCAGTAAGAGCCGGATTCAATCAGAGGGTGGCGGTATGGCCGTCTTCGTCGGCCGTGGTGGCTCGATCACGGGCCGTGGCGCCGACTTCCTCATTATTGATGACCCGATTAAAGACGCTGAAGAAGCGGGATCACCAACGATCCGTCAAAAACTATATGAATGGTTCACACAGGTGGCGATGACTCGATTGATGACCGCTTCTGCAAGCGTAATTATTGTGCATACGCGATGGCATGAAGATGACCTGATCGGCCGGCTTACCGATCCGCTTTCCCCGTACTACAACGAGGAAGAAGCAAGCAAGTGGAAGGTAATCAACTTGCCTGCCATTGCCGGTGACTCTGATCCATTGGGTCGGGAGAAGGGCGAGATTCTATGGCCGGAGCGTTTCGACTCAGAGTTTCTGGAAGCGCAGAAAAGATTGGATCCCCGGGGATTTAGTGCGCTCTATCAGCAGCAGCCGAGCCCCGAGGATGGCGACTTCTTCCGGCGCGAGTACATCAAAAACTACAACAAAAATCTCAAGCCGAACAATTTGCGTATTTATGCAGCTTCGGATCACGCGATCGGCATAGACAAGACCCGCAACGATTACACCGTGATGATTGTCGTGGGCGTTGATGAAAATCAGGACATTTACATCCTCGATGTCTGGTGGGAAATGGCGCCCGCAGATCGAGTGGTCAACGCCATGCTTGACCTGATGCGCCGTTGGAAGCCGTTGGTCTGGTGGGCAGAGAAAGGCCATATCACGAAATCCATTGGCCCTTTTCTGCGAAAGCGAATGGTCGAGGAAGGGGTCTTTTGTGCCATTGACGAGGTGACGCCGGTCGCCAATAAGGTGCAGCGAGCCCAGTCGATCCAAGGACGTATGGCGATGGGGAAGGTTTATTTTCCTACGGCAGCGCCGTGGATGGTCAAGGCGACGGATGAACTGATGAAGTTTCCCAATGCGCGACACGATGACTTTGTGGATGCGCTCTCATGGGTCGGAATGGGTCTGCAACGACAGCACGGCCCGGGCGTTACCAAGAAGGTCAGCATATTGCCCAAAGTCGGCACCTTGGGTTGGGTCAAATACGACAGCGACTACCGATCTCGTCAGGAACGACGCAGAAAATCGGCAGTAGGGTTCTAAGGAATGGCAGAAAACGAAGAAAAAGTATGTCCGAAATGGCCTGATTGCGGTTGCTCGTACCAAGGCGAGCAGTGCGGGATGTCTATGCCGGTTAAAGAGCCCGAGCAGGCGAGGTTAAAACTCGTCAAGCAGGTCATTGGCAAGGTCAAATCAGGCGAAAAATTCCATGAGCCCGCGTTCAAGCAGATGAAGCGTGACATGGAACTGGCTTTTGATGGTCACGACGGCAACTGGTCGGACGAGTGGTACGTCGCCAACATCGTTAATCGTCATATTCAGCAGCGCACCGCTGCGCTTTACGCTAAAAATCCCAAAGCGGTTGCCAAACGTCGCGAACGGATGGATTTTTCCATCTGGGACGAAGACAACAAGACCCTGCAACGGGCCATGATGGGTGTCCAGGCAGCCAATGAGTTCGGCGATCCGACAGGCGGGACGCTTGCGCCGATGTATATCAAGGCGCAGTCCATAGTAGATGACTATTCACAGGGTCAAGAGCGCCGAAAGATGCTCGAGCGGATCGGCAAAACGCTTGAGATTCTTTTTGCCTACTTCATGGACGAGCAAAACCCGGATTTCAAGACGCAGGCGAAGGCGTTGGTGCGTCGCGTAATTACGACGGGCTGTGGATTCGTAAAAATCGGGTTCCAGAGGCAGATGGAGCGCCGTCCAGAGGTCGCAGCGCGGATAAACGACGTCACAGCGCAAATAAACCGACTGCAACGCCTTGCCGGCGACATGGTGAAGGGTGATTTGAAGGAAGGAGAGGCGCAACTGGAAGAATTGCGCTTGATGCTCGAATCTTTAATGTCCGAGCCGATGATGATCGTCCGCGAAGGGCTTATTTTCGACTTCCCCGAGCCTGACGCAATCATCGTTGACCCGATGGCCAATCAGTTACGCGGTTTTGTGGGCGCCAAGTGGATCGCGCACAAAATGTACCTTTCGCCGGAAGAAGTGCAGGAGGTCTATGGCTACGATGTAAGTAAAAAGGCCATTCGTTACGACATGAAAGGCGTTGCCGAAGATCGGAAAATGTATTCGGACGTCACAGATTTCGATGAGCATCAGGATACCCGCACCAGTCTGGTTTGCGTCTACGAGGTCTACGACAAACCCTCCGGCCTGATGTATGTCGTCGCAGATGGGTGTCCAGATTTCCTTACCGAGCCTGTTGCACCGCCGATGAAGCTCGAAACCTTCTGGCCGGTGCTGTGCCTGACCTTTAATGAGTCAGAACACAAGGAAAAACTTTATCCGGTTTCTGACGTCGGGCTGATCGCACCGATGCAGGCCGAATACAACCGCGCTCGACAGGGCTTGCGGGAACATCGACGCGCCAACCGGCCGAAGTACGCAACGGCAGCGGGGATGCTCGAGGACGAGGATCGCGCAAAACTGCAACTGCATCCGGCGAACGCGGTGCTTGAACTACAGGCACTCGCAGCGGGCCAGAAGGTCACAGACGTCCTCCAACCCGTGCCGATGATCGGGATTGACCCGAATCTGTACGAGGTCAAGACCATATTCGATGACATTCAACTGGTGGTCGGCGCCCAAGAGGCGACATTTGGCGGCGTCTCGAAGGCGACCGCGACGGAGACTTCTATTGCCGAGAGCGCCCGTATGTCGAGCATGGGCGCGAATGTCGATGATCTGGATTCGTTTATGACTGAGGTCGCACGGATTTCCGGGCAGGTCTTGTTGCAGGAAATGTCGATAGATCAGGTCAAGAACATTGCAGGCCCAGGGGCTACATGGCCGGAGTTCTCTCACCAACAGATTCAAGAAGAAATTTATCTTGAGATTGAGGCGGGATCGACCGGTAAACCAAACCGAGCTGCCGAACTGGCAAACCTCGAAAGAATATTGCCGTTCCTGTTACAGATGCCCGGGATCGACCCGGTGTGGCTTGTCAAGGAAGTGCTGAAACGCATGGATGACAAGCTCGATATTGATAGGGCGGTTAATGACGGAATGTTGAGTATCGCAGCGCAAAATGCGATTCAACAGGGAATGGCGGTCGGACAGGAAGTGGCAGCCAGTCCCGGTAACGAACCTTCGCAACAGGGGCAGCGGGGTACAAACCAACTGCCCGATCCGCGCCAACCCGAAGGTTCGGCAGCACCAATGGGCGCTAACAATGTTTAATTGTGTCTCAAATGTCAGGTTAAGTGACTGACATTACGATACAATTCCAACAGGAGTAAGGACGAATGGCCGAAAATGCCGTTGAAGAAGCACCAGAACCGTCCACTGGTGTATCGGACGTAGAAACGCAGCCCGCAGAAACGCAGGTTGACCAATCACCGCCGTCCAGTGATGAGGCTGAATCCACTGAGGATTTGCTGAGTGTTCTTGAGGACGTTGTAAAGCCGGAACATGGCGATAGTCCAGAACCCGAAGCAGAGCCGGAAGCGGAACAAGCGGAATCAGCCACCGCCATCGCAGATGAAGGAGTGGAGCCTGTAGACGTCCGTCTGGATGAGTCCGAGGAATCCGAGGACTACAAAGACGTACCGTTTAACAAGCACCCGCGATTTCGTCAGGTAATCCAAGAACGAAAGGAGTTCAAACAGCAAGCGGAAGATTACAGGGAAAAAGCAGGACAGTTTGACCAAGTAATCGAGTTTATGAATCAGAACCAGTTGACGCCCGATGAAATGGCAGAGGGCATCAGGATCATGGCGCTGATGAAAAACGATCCAATGGCTGCCAAAGAGGCGATGAAGCCTCATTTGGAGAATCTTGGACGGTACACCGGAGAGGTCTTGCCCGAAGACATCGAATCAAGACTTAGCGAGGGGTATATAGACCAAGAAACGGCTACCGAGTTAGCGCAGGCGCGTATGCAGGCTGAAATGTTGAAAGGCCGAGAGGCCGGACTACAGCAGCAGAGCGTCGAAGCGGAACAGGGCCGGATTCAGAACGCCGTCGTTTCATGGGAAAACCAGACAAGATCGACTGATCCTGACTTTGCGATGAAAGAAACACTGATCTCTGATCGGGTCAGGGGCATGGTTGCAGAACGGGGCCAACCACGAACGGTTGATGAAGGGCTCGCGATGGCAAAGGAAGCGTATGAGTCTGTAAACGATCATTTACGCAAATTTGCCGTGGAGCCAAAGCAGCCAGTCACGCCCGCCGGAGGCGGTAAGGTGAGCGGAACGCCGATCCCTAATCCAACGTCTCTCCAAGAGGCGATGGAGCAGGCCGTGAGGCGATAACGCTCAGGTTATCAATCTTTTTAAAGGGCTAATTAAAAATGGCATTTTCAGCAAGTGAACTTGCGAACATCGCCAACGCTGCGCTCGACTTTTATGTTGATCGTGGTGAGGTGTTGTCGCAGACCATCCAGAACAAGCCACTTCTCAAAGCCATGGACGGAAAGGCGAAATCCTTTCCCGGCGGTAAAGGCGATGTGAATCTGGCGGTTAAGGGTGCGTACACCACAACCGTTTCCGGTTACACGCATAACGACACAGTGACGTATGCGAACCCGGCTAACATTGTTCGGGCGAACTACACCTGGCGTGAGCATCACGCGGGTATTTCGCTCACTCACACGGAACTGAAACACGACGGTATCTCTGTTGTCGATACCGACGGCGCGGAAGTTTCTCAGCACAGCAAGCGTGACATGACCATGCTCGCCAACCTGCTCGAGGACAAACTCGAGGACATGATGGAAGGCTACGCACGGGGCATAAACACTCTCCTTTGGGGAGACGGCACCAGTGATGCAAAAGCCATCGCCGGCGTTCGTTCGCTTGTGACAGACGATCCGACGACCGGCACGGTGGGTGGTATCAACCGTGCAACTTCCGGCAACGAATTCTGGCGCAACCGCGCAAAGATCGGAGCCGGCAAGATTGGGTCATCGGATGATCTAGTCGAAACCATCCACACTGAGATGAGGCAACTGCGCCGTTACGGTGGTCGCCCGAATGTTGCTCTGTGTGGATCGACGTTTCTTGATCGGCTTGTAAAGGATTTGAGAGACAACGGTAACTACACCCAGACGGGCTTTGCCAAAGGCGCCGATATTTCAATCGGAGAGATCAACTACAACGGAATTACCTTCCAGTACGATCCCTCACTTGATGATCTTGGTTCTTCTGGCTCTGGTGACACCATCGTTGAGTACGCGAAACGGTGCTACATCCTCGACACCAACCACCTGTTCTTGATGTACATGGATGGCGAGAAGATGAAACGTCACTCACCCACCCGTCCGGCCGATCAGTATGTGATGTATCGCGCAATCACGACCACTGCGGTTGTGGCTTCCAATATGCTGAACTGCCACGGCGTTTACCAGATTGCCTAATCAGGCATACAAACCGGGAAAGGGCGGGGGTAGCCCCCCGCCCCGGCCCCCAACTCGCACACCCAAGCGTAAGAGGAAAACCTATGGAAATTTTTAGCGCAGAAATCAATCTCGGTGGTGACATCAGAAATACCGTCGTTGTGCATTTGTTGACCGTGCCTGAGTTAGAGGTACTACGACGAGTGCATGGACACGATGCTATCTGGAATATCTCAAAGACCGGCGATGATGAATCCATCGAAAATGATCGTGAGCGGGAAACGCTGCAACTGAAATATGGCCCGGAAGTCGTAAGTACAACCTTCGGCCCATACGGACAACTGCCCACGAAAATCACTGAACTAAAAATACCAGAAGCACAAGTGAAGTCTCTCGACGCGCCGGCCGTGACGTCGAAGATCGAAAGAAAGCCGGTAGAAAGTTACGGTGGCACCAAATGAGGGTAGCGCATGGCGAGAGGAACGACACTTAATTCGCTGATCGAGCAGTTAAGAGCGGAGGCAGGTTATTCATTATCTGTCAGTCTCGGTGCTGCCAATCGTGATGTACTCGTAAACCTACTGCAACGGACGCAAAGAAGGCTGTGGGAGGATTTCTCATGGCCGTTCTTGCGTATCAAAAGCGACATCGCAGCATCAGATGGGCTGCGTTACTACAACATCCCCTCGAACATAGACGTTGACCGCATTGAGCGTGTCGAGTTCAAGGACGGCGGTTACTGGACGCCTCTCGAGTACGGAGTCGGCGCACACCAGTTAGCCGAACACGACAGCGATGAGTCTGAAAAAGGATGGCCGGTCAGGAATTGGGAGATTTATTCCGATTCGCAGTTTGAAGTCTGGCCGATCCCGAATACCAACGGCACGACGTCCACGTTAGAGGGTCATTTGCGTGTGACCGGCATCAAGAATCTGGCTGATCTGGTAGATGCTGATGATCGAGCTGACCTTGACGACCACCTATTGGTTCTCTTTGCTGCTGCCGAGATTCTTGCGAGAAACAAAGGCGGGGATGCGGAGGCCAAGTTCCAACAGGCGCAGGCCCACTATGCGCGGATAAAAGCCCGGATTTCAAAGAGCAATACCTTCTCTATTGGTGCTGCTCCGGCCCCGCGTGAGCCACGGCTGAAAGGGGCAAGAATTACCTGATGCCGTATATTGTCGTTGAAAACTTCAAAGGCGGTATTGATGGGCGTCGTATGGATGTTACTTCGACCCCTGGAACGCTGACCGAGTTGAAGAACGCTCATATCACCCGAGGCGGTGAGATCGAGAAACGTCCGGCGTTCGTGGAGTTATGTACCTTGCCGTCCGATACAGAAGGACTGGCAGCATCGGCTGATTCGCTCTATACCTTCGGGTCAGTAGCGTCGGTCACTCTACCGTCGGGCGCCCCATCCAATTTGACGTATCAGAGACTGGTACACCCGACGTCTAGCAGCACCGCGTTATCCCGGGTCGCAGATGTAGAGATTTATTCCGGCAAGACATACGCCGTCGCAGAATTCGCTGACGGCTCTCTGAACCATTACTACGACGGCAGCCGCGTGACCCAGTTGTTTGATGGTCGTGCCTCCGGCCAGTACACGATCACCGGCGGCAACAAAGGCGCAGTTACGAGCATTACCGTCAATGGCGTCGAGGCACTGGGGTCTTCGGTGCAGATGGCCTATACCGAGGCCACGTTTACCGGAGGCGGGGGCAGCGGAGCTACCTCTACTGTCACGCTATCCAGTGGGGCCGTGTCCTCTATTGCCGTTGATTCCGGCGGTACGGGGTATTCAACCGCTCCCACGGTGGCGATTGTCGGTGGCGGGGGCAGCGGGGCAACCGCAACGGCAACGATCTCCGCGCAGGTGGCCTCTGTGACGGTGACAAACGGTGGCAGCGGTTACTCGAGTTCGCCGACCGTGAGTTTCAGCGGTGGCGGGGGCTCTGGTGCGACGGCCACAGCCAACCTCTCTGCGGGCGCGGTGTCCTCGATCACGATCACCAGTGGTGGATCGGGGTATTCGAGCGCACCAACGGTTTCCTTTTCTGGTGGCGGCGGGCCCAGTGCAGCCGGTACGGCCGTCCTGGGATCATGCTCGGTTGCGTCGATCTCTGTGACGGGCGGTGGCAGCGGTTATGCCAACGAAACCACGACGGCGTTCGCGCAGAAAATTGCTTCGCAACTCG